GGTCGTTTTGTCAGCGATCTGAGCCTGAGCCGCTTGCAACTCCAACTGCCGTGCCGCCATAGCCATTTGCTGGGCTTCTGGATCGGGCTGCGACATCTGATCAAGGGCTGCGATCAACTCATACCTGTTGGACAAGCTGGAGTTGTTCAGGATGCCCTTCAAAATCAGCGGAAGAACCGGCGTATTCGGTCCCAAAGTCTGCAGCAGACCGATGAATTGCTGCTGCTCGTACTCACGAGCAATGATGCCCAAGGTTGCAGTCGGGATGAACTTCATATCCACACTCGGATACCGTTCAGAATCGAACTGCATGTACCTAAACGCTGCCTTCTGGATAAACGGGATCAAGAAATCCTCTTGGAAGTTCACCAGAGTGCGCTTGTACTTCTTGATGATCGTCGCAACGGCGGTGGACATTGCCTGCCCATCTCGCGCACCGTTCGTGACCATTCCCTGGCTGTCCAGAGTACCCGTCGCTTGCAGCAACATGCGCTCAAATTCTTGGGCGGTACGCAGGTTATCAGGGCTTGTCTGGCCAAACTTGAAGGGATACAGGATCTCGGCAGGGTTGCCGTTGACCATGAACGCCTTACCTGGTTTTACTTCAAACCTAGCACCCCTCGGAAGGCGCGTAGCGTCCATGCCCATCATCGGAGCAGTCGTCAGAGCCAGCGAATCCAGGTGCGAACGGATCTGGGCATCGATAGCCTTCTGCATGTTGTAGGACTTTTCAACAGTCCCACGGCCAAGCAAGCGGTTAGGCACGGTATCGTCCTGGTACGAGATGACCGGACGATCCTTCATCATGTACGGGTTCTCTTCTGCCTTCAGAAGCATCGAACCGTTGGCGATAACCACAATAGCCTCGACCATATCGGTGTAGTCTTCAGCCACGGAGTCGTCAGGAAACAGCACAACTGTCTCGGTATCGTTCTCCTGAAGGTATTCACGCGGCACAAGACCATAGTAGGTCAGCAGTAGAACCTTCTCGTCTTGGTACTGGCTAGGCTCTTGGGTCGGCTCAAGGTCGGAATCCTCGTAGGTAGTCCCGATGTTTACCTTCTTGTAGATGCCTTTTTCGATGCCTTCGACGACTTTGTGGATCGAGACGTACTTTTCGATAGCCACGCCCATGCAGTCGTCAATAGACGTACCGTTGGGGTCAAACAGGAAGTTTTTTGGGTTGACCGGATTGAGCTTGACCGCCATGCGGGTCTTTTCAATCACACCGATGGCGGCTTGTCCAGGCTGACCAGGGATAGGCTGGGTTGCTGGCTCAAAGATTTTCTCGGTCTTGACGATGATCTCGCCAATGCCAGTGCCGTAGATCTCTGCCATCAACTCAATCTGGTCAATAGACTTGCGGATCTTGTCCTGCTTGAAGTCCTCCATGAGCTGTGCCTTGAGGATAGACACATCGAGAGGATTGCCGTTCACATCCCTGAGATCATCTTGGATGTCAAAGAACTCGCCCTGGCCAAAAATCGCCTCCATGATCTCAGCATGGCGGGTTTCGACGGCTTGCTGTGTAGCAGGAGTGACGATGCGGGAACGCTCGGAGTCACGAACCTTGTCTTCAGCAGCCCACTCGCCACGGAAGATGCGCTCGTATTCCAGCCAAGAGTCTAGAAAGTTGGTGTTTCGGTAGTCGCGCCACCGATCACAGTGATCTACGACGAACGCCGTCAGTTCTTTGTCGTTCTCTGTCGGCTCGTAGAACTCATTTTGATCCATACTAGACTCCTGATATTACGTCGATAGGCTCCCAGCCATCATCAGCCTCTTCAAAGTAGCTTGTCACAGCCAACTGGTCGATATAGCTGAGTGCATCTGGCAGATCATCGTGTACCCCTTGCGCGGGAAACATCAGAAGTTGGTCAACAAAGTCGTCCCAATTCTCTTCGCTGTTTAGCACTATTCTGCCGTGTTCAAAGCGGCCTTGCAATGCCCACACGATTCTATCCGTTTTCTTGCGATTTCCGTGAGTTAAATCAACGATGTGCGAAAACACGTTGTTTTTCCTCATGAGATCGCTTAAATACGGCAAAACCGCGTTCTTGAGCGCCCCCCGCTCGATTCCGACACTAAGCGGCCTGTAATCCCGCATCTTGGTCAGAATCTTAGTAGCCGTTTCCCGGATATCCCACCTGCCGTGGTCGATCTCCTGGACGAACCATTTGCCCTCATCCGTGACCTTGACCACAGCGATGGCAGACTCATCTAGCCGTTTTTTGGAGTTTGCAGCCTGTTTGGCCACTTCCTCGAAGCCAGCCAGATCCACAGCCACAAAATAAGAGCCATAAGGCGGTTCTTCGCCATATTTGATCCACTCTTCCTTGAAGACATCCGATCCAGCATTGGAGAAGCTGGCCATGTATTCCTGCTTGAAAGCGAAACTGGACAGCGTTTTCTTGGCAGACTCGATCTCGTCTGGATCTATCAGCGGGTTGTCTTTGGTCGTAAAGTGCCAGGACTTCCAATCCTTGTCATCGCCATCCTGGCCCAGCTTCCACAGGTCGTGAAACCAGTTCCTGCCCTTCGGAGTGCCAATGAAGATAGCCTTGCCCTTCTTGTCGGACAGAGAAGCACGGATAACTTGTTCCCAGGCCTGGGGCTTGATGTCGGCAACCTCGTCCAGCACAGCGAACGTCAGCGACACGCCTCGCAGTGTGTCAGGGCGGTCAGAGCCACGGACGTAGATCCTGGCCCCGTTTATCAGGGTAATGTCTAGGTTGTTGACGTTGGAGGTCTGGATCACCTCCCTGCCAAGCTCCAGCAGCAAGTCCCAGACAATCTGACGCGACTGTCCCATAGTGGGACTAACGTACAGCACCGCTGAACCCTGGGGACACCGCAGCCCCTCGATGATCAGCATGGTAGCGGCCAGCCTGGACTTCCCACACCTACGGCCAGCAGCAATCACCTTAAAGCGGGTCGGGTCTGCGTAGACCTCTTGCTGCCAGGGCAGTAGTGAGAAGTTCAGGTCACTCATTGTTTCTGGTATACGGCAGGATGTCTGAAGTCTCGATAGTGATGCGGTCTTTGTGTAACCAATGGAAATGAGACATGACTGAGCTAATAAACTCTGGGATATTTTTGTCCTCAACCAGTGTCCTGGTCTTATCCAAGCATTCAGGGCGATCTATTGTCACCAACCAGTAGTTCACTTCTTTACTCATACTTTGGCTCCACGTCCTCAGCCTCGATGGTTTCACCAACCTGGACACCGATACCAGAGATGGTGATGTTGACAGCACTACGCTGTGCGCTGGTCTTCTCAAACAGGCTGACCGGCAACGCCCTCTCCATGCACATCTTAAGTGCAACCATCTGTTGGGGGTGGTCGTCGTTCATGGCGATGTCAATGACCTTCTTGACGACAGCCTCGCCCTTGGACTCCACCAACATCTTCTTTAGCTCTTTGAGCCGCTGGTACTCAGTCTTGGGTAAAACAGCAGGTGTTCTGTAAGCCATAAACCATTGTATAGGAAACTAGCGTTTACGAGAATAGGGTAAACCATGATATAGTGAGTTCACGGGGGCATGACCCACCCCTCTATGCGGTTGAGCCGACCAAGTAGGATAAACGTGACGAACTGGGTGAGTTTCTAGTAGCCCCCTGCCAATGTCGTGAGACACCGCAGGTCAGGTGAACGGGGCAACGTAACTCAGGTGCCATCAGGCATAGTCTAGATAAACGAGAGGCTCCCTCTTCAAGAGGACTACCCATCTACGGGTCTCTACTCTTTCTCCTCTCTTTTTTTTAGCAGGCGTGGTCGTCACGCTGTTAGGCTAAATCCACTTTTTCGGAGGGAGTGGGGCACCACAAAATTTTTACACAGCCGCCCGACCCTCCCCCCCCCCATCAAATCCGGGCAAACCCACACAGGGTAAACCCTCATAGGGTTTCTACTAGTAGGGTTATCGAGCATAGGGTAAACCCTCATAGGGTTAACGATAGTAGGGGAATCCCTGATGCTGATGTTGCATAGGGTTATGCAGAATCTGCATGAGGTGCGAGGGAGGCAGAGGGTGCATTCTTGGGGGTCTTACCCTTGCTTGCCCTTGCTGGTGTTTCACGTGAAACATTCGGCACGTACTGGCTCTTGAGCGGATTGATGGCTCGCCATAGTTCAAGGCACTCATTGAACCCGATTGTGATGTCTCCGTCACCAGCTGCTAGCAAAATGGCGCGCTGCTCATCTGTCAGTGGTCTACGGAACCAGAGCGTATCGGTTCGGCATGGTCTGGGCATTCACTAACTTCCTTGATTGTTCAGGCTGCTGATTCTAAGGGTTTCCCCTAGTGGTCTATTAGGGTTTGTCCCTAGCAAATACCTGTTGACATGTGTTCAGATGGCTATACAATAACACCCATGCCGCAAGCACTTCGCAGGGCGGTCTATTTAGGAGATAGCATCATGAAAGACTCAACTAAACCCACCGATATCGCCCAAGCACTATCCAGGCTGCTGGCGCTGATGCGTCAAGACAGTGCGGAATTCCCAGATGTTGCGTGGCGCGTTGCAGTGTGCTATAGGGTTGATTACGTCACATTGTGTGATGCCTATGATGACCACTGCATGAAATAACTTACTGAACAATCACACAGCCCGGAGCAATCCGGGCAACAAAGTAGAGGAAATCATGAACATTGGCCACTATGTAGACCCAGCAGTCAACTATGAGCAAACCGCGCAGGCATGGGCTAATCGCCTAGACCAGCCATTTATCGGAGGCCTGGATTTTCAATTGCTGGAAGCATTGTTTACAGGGGTCTACCCGGAAACAGTGGAATTCATAGAAGCAGACCCACAAGCATTTTCTGAGCGGGTCGCTGCTTATCGTCACAACATGGCATTGCAGCATCAATCAGAAAAATAAACAAAGCCTACCCTGTAGCATCCACTGGGTGCTATTGGGTGCGCTGTTGCACTAATGCCCGAACGGGTCTATTTGGAGAAAATCATGTCAGACAAAATGACAGATGCCTACATCGAGGCTATTTATTTCACTGAAACGGGCGAAGATGGCCAGCCATCTGCTGATGAGCCGTTAAGCCCTGACACCATGCGAGAGGCTTGGGCCGCATGTCACCGGCTGCGCTTGGCTTGTTCCGGTGCTATCGATCTGACCCAGTTTGATCCGACACAGGTAGGGCATGATCTATGGCTTACCCGTAACGGGCATGGCACGGGATTTTGGGATAGAGAGGATGTGTACGGCGCAGAAAATGCACGCGCCTTAACCCTTATGGCTCGCGCAATGGGTGAGCATTACGCCGAATTTGGGGAGTAAGCCATGTCCGAAAACACAAAAGATATCCTGGCCGCTATCCTGTTCGGCATTGCGCTTGCAATACTTGGCCTAGCCTACTTTGACATTTTGTTCTACTGATGAAACCATGCGAACAATAAACCACACCTACTCTGCTGGGTCAGGAATCGAGCTTGACTGTGAGCTTGAATATGACCCTGGAGAACCCGCCAACACTGACCCAGAGTCTGCAACCTGCGGCCCAGCATGGCCACCAGTAGCCTACCTAATGTCAGCCAAGGTGCATGGGCTGGACATTCTGCCTGTGCTTGACCCGACCATCATCGAACAAATTGAGGCCTCTGTATGCTTTACGCTGGATTAGCCCTGCTGCTTAGGATCATCCTAGGCAAGCGGTAAGAATGGCCCTTCGGGGCCGTTTTTTATGGCAATTCCTCTTTGATGAGAACA